AAAATCCCCTAATCCTATTAGACTTTCTAAAACGAAGTCTGGTATTCCTAGGGTTATTCCTTGTATACATCGAAAGAGAATATTAATGGGTGATAATAATTTGATTCGTCTGTGATTATCTCTTTTCTCCATTTATCGAGTATTAACATACCCAGGTAAATTGAAATTAGAGACAATTACTGATGATTCACCCTTCTCATCTTTAAATGATCACCAAAGGAATTCCATCATCTCGTTTCTTGGAAACTGAGAATTCATGAAATTCTTTTGACTTAAGTTTATGAAATTACCCTTTTCTAGATACTGAGACCGTGGTTACTCTTGTCACGCGTTCAACTTAGATGTACTTGAAGGTATTACTGCCTTCAGTATTTCTAAATCTGGACCGTTCACAAGTGGTACGACAGTCAATACGTCTCCAGAATCATTATATCATGCGGCTGCTATGTTTTATAGTGCTTCAGGTAAGAGATTACTTGAGGCTCTTGAAAGATATGTCGGCCCTACTGATAATAATAAAAGGTTCTTAATATATTTGCTTAAGTATTCTCATTTGGCTGTAGATAAGACAAATAGTTTTTCCCGTTCTCATGTTTTTCTTCCTGATAATCCTAATACGCCTGATTCAGGTTTGATGAGTCTTTTACCAACTGATGGAAAACTTCCTCAGTCAGTTGAAGACAAAATCTCCTCAAATTATGCGGTATTGGGAAAATTGGGTTTTAAAGATGAGGCAGCAGGTAAAATTAGAGTATTTGCAATGGTTGATGCTTGAACTCAATGAGCTCTTCGTCCCCTACACAAGTACTTGTTTGATCTACTTCGTCCAATACCAATGGATGGAACTTTCGATCAGAATAAATCTGTTACTTCTATATCTGATATAAAAGGTAAGAGATTCTATTCTTTCGATCTCTCTGCGGCTACTGATAGATTACCTATTCAGCTTCAGGTTCGTATTCTTAGCGCCTTTTTTGGCGAACATAGAGCGAAACCTTGAGCCGAGCTATTGGTTGGTCGTTACTATTATATTTCAAAATCACGATTTAAGTCTTTCTTCCCTAATAAGGAAGAGAAACATCGTTTCTTGAAATATAAAGTTGGTCAGCCAATGGGTGCCCTATCTTCTTGAGCCATGTTGGCAGTTACTCATCATTACATCGTGCAGTTTGCATGATGGATGTTGGGTAAACGTTCGATCTTTAAGGACTATAGAGTCCTTGGTGATGATATCGTTATCTTCAATAGACAAGTAGCTTCCAAATACAGATGAATTATGAAGACCTTAGGACTAGAAATTAATCTTTCTAAGTCTTTAATGTCTAATCATTCATTTGAATTTGCTAAACGTTTTGTTTATAAATCTAATGATGTTTCCCCTCTTTCCTTAAAAGAGATTAATGGTATTGGTGAAAACCTTTTATCATTAATGTCTTTGGGAAAGAAATGGAATATGCCATTAGCTGCGATGTTAAGATATATTGGTGCAGGTTTTAAGACATTGGGTTCTTTTAACGATCGACGTATAAGAGGAGCTACACCAAAATTGCGTGTTGCCCTCCTATATTGACTTCGTCAAAATACCTCTGCTTATAACTTTTACACTTCTATTTCTTTATCTCGTCAGTACCAACTCGATCCCCAATCAAAGATTTCTTTGGTTGAAG